CGTGCCACGACCCGCACTACCCAGGTGAATGACCGAAATAAGCAAACAAAAAACGAAATTAAAGCAGGTAGAGACGCTCTAAATAGATTAAAACAAATCACTAAACCTAAGAAAAAAGCAACCCCCACGCGACATATTAAGAAACGAAAAAAAGTTATAAAGAAAATAGCTGACCCTTCTGAAAGAGGCGCTTTTCAACGTCATCTTAAACTTGTAGAGGAAAAGAAGCGACGAAACCCTAAACCTAAAACTAAAGTCCCAGCACGTAGTTTGAGTGGTCTTAAGAAGGTTGCTAGATTTAGCAGAGGTGGTTTGGGAGGAATAGCCGCAGGGATTGGAACAGCTCTTCTTCCCGAAATCGAGAAAGCTAGTAAAAAGAATAATGCTCGAATTGCTGCTGGTAAGAAACGCAGAGCAAGAATTGGGAAAAAGATACGAGCAAAGAAAAAGCTGAAGTAGCTCAGTTGGCAGAGCAGAGGTTTTGTAAACCTCAGGTCGTGGGTTCGAATCCTACTTTCAGCACCAGAAAACTAATTTTTAGAGTTTCAAGAAGATACACACATCTATAAAATTGAAACATGATCTTACGAATTTCTACAGATTAGTTTTATATTTAAAGGGAGCGATATGAAGAAATTTTTGTGTGGAATGATTTTGTCTACATTTTTGTTGGTCAGTTCGTTTGCGCAAGCAAATGAGCGTAAACAAATTGTAGATTTATTTGAGAAGCTTTCTCCTTCTGTGGGGGCGCTATATGCACAGGAAGATAATGGTAATGTTGTGTTTCTCTGTTCAGCCACTGCTATTGGTCGAGAACAGAAAAAGACAGTTATTCTTACAGCCCACCACTGTCTTCGAAAAGGGGTGTCATATTTAATTAATTTTGGGGACAATCAGTTTCGTACATTAGCAGCCTGGAAGATTCCCCATTATGCAGTTGATGAGAAAGAATTTCCTCGGGTTTACAATGAACCTTTGACAGACATGGCGTTTTTTCTTATGGACGGACAAGATGTTCCTATTGTCCCTCTTGCAGGAAATAAGAAATTAAAGTCAGGAACAAAGATTGTTACGCTTGGATATCCTCTTGGAGTTACCAAGATTAATTATGAAGGCATTGTATCTGGATACTTTGATCGTGTTGGTAGTGATATCTACAACTACATCATGCTTCAGATTTTTGGTGCCCCTGGAAGTTCGGGAAGTTCAATTATCAATCTGACAACTGGAGAGGTGATTGGAATTCTAGTGCAGGGCAAGCAAGGCTATGTTGGACTTCCAGTTATTTTTGCTACTCCAATTGAGTACAAGAAATACCTTCGTCCTGTTCGCACGGAGAAAAAGAAATAAGGTATAATCCCGTAAAAGTCGAGCCTGGAACAGTGATTCCCCTCTTGATCCTTTATTAGCCAGTCCCCCTGGTGAAGACGGAGCATTTGGCGCTCCTTTCCTCTTTCTGCTTCATTTAGCTCCCGAATGGAGTGTTTAAAGGGGTTGGGTATAAAATAGAGAGAAATGATATGGCAAAATTAGTTAAAGACATGACGAAAAAAGAGTACGCCGCTTGGCAAAAAAAGCGGGCTGCTCAGAAAGCCCGTCAAGCAGGAGCTAAACCGGCAATTACTCGTAAGACAGTAGGAGGGAAACCTGTTAAGGGGATGTCCGAGAAAGAGTATAAAGCAAAGACTACTAAAAAAGTTAAACATAAAGCTCCTCCTCCGAAAAAGAATACACCTACTCCAGTTGCTGAACAACCTAAAAAGGGTACAACGACAAAAGCTAAACCTAAAGCAAAGAGTAAGCCTATGCCTAAGAAGAAAGCTGCACCTCAAGTAAAAGCAAAGGCTAAAGGGAAAACCTACAGAACAAATGAACAGCTGCGAGCGGAGAACAGAAAGAATCTAAAATCAACTGGTGAGCTTCCGCGTACTAACAAACCTAAACCTAAAGCTAAAGCTAAATCTGCTCCTAAACCTAAATACCGTACCAATGAGCAGCTGAGAGCAGAAAACAGAAAGAAGCTAAAACCCACAGGAGAGTTGCCACGTACTAACAAACCTAAGACACAATCTAAATCTAGTAAGGCTTCACGTTTTGGGAAAATAGCTAAAGGGATTGCCAGAGTAGGAGGTGTTGGGGGAGGTTTGGCTGCAATTGGGGCGTTGGCCACCGATCCTAATGTTCGTAGGCGCGCTAAAACAATTCGAAAGAAAGCTCGAACTGCTCGGCAAAGACGTAGAGAAAGTATAAACAAACGTCTTGGGCCGAAGAGAAAGCCTAAACCTAGGGATGTCCAAAAGAACCTCACAAAGAAACCCACAAAACGGCCTCCCACTGTGACAGCTTCTTCTTATACACGGAAAGAATCTGCTAAGAAAGTTCAGAAGAATTTAAAAGGGTCTGTGAAGTTTAAAAACACTCCAGTTAAACCTAGAGCCACAAAGAAAGATACCTTTGTATCGTCAATAAGGAAGGCTATTAACTCGTCTAAGGATACAACTCCTAAAAAACCTACACCTGTTCGCAAACCCAAGGTGACTACTAAAAAATACAAGGCTCCTGCAAGTGATATTATAAAAAAACGTAAGTCTGGATATCACACATATAAGGGCGCATCAGCGAAAAGCTTTAGACAAGCATACAACGATTCAAAAGGGAGAACCACTCCTTTTCCATGGAATGGTAAGTTATATGCTTCTAAAGGGAGTAAAGCTGAAAGTAAATTGAAAAAAAAATGAGATGTCTGCTGCAAATGAAGCATTAATACTCAATCGCCCTGTAACGGATTTTATGACTCGTGCGGAGTTTATCCGCTTGGTGATGAAGATTACAGGTGATCCTGCTATTTTCTGGCTTCCTGATGTAAGTGAGACTACCACCTCTGCTGGGGGTGTGGGTATCTCGTTTGCAGAGTGGGGTGCGTTACGTGGGTAAAAAATTGAAGAAAGGTGCTCGACGTAAGAAAGGCACCACTAAAGCAACTGGTAGGAATTATCGTAAAGAGTATGATCGATATCATAGCAGTGCCAAACGGAAGAAACAGCGTACTGCCAATAACAAAGCTCGTAAGAGGTTGGGGTTGAAGGTTGGTGATCCTAGGGACGCCTCGCATACAGATAATAACTACAAGTCTAAAAACGTCAAGGCGCAACATAAGTCAAAGAACCGTTCCTTCTCACGTACAAAAACAGCGGGTAGAAAAAAGACTACAACAAGAAAACGCAAGACGACTAGAAAGAGAAAAGCGTAATGGTTAAAAAGCGTAAAACACCAAAAGCCGCTGAGGCAGCACGCGCCACTGTTGCTAAGAGGCTAGGACGAGGTAAGAAGAAATAATGGAAATTAAACAGCCAGAGAATGACAAGCAGATTGCATTTTTTGACATGTTGATTGAGACAGGGAGTGTGTCAACTGCAGCTAAAGATGTTGGGTATGCACACTCATACGCCTATCAGCTTGCGAAGAAATACAAGGATTACATTTTAGATCGTGTTGAGGGGATGCTTTATGCACATGCGATCAAGGCAGGAACAACTGTCGTTGATACAATGGATGCAGATGGAAAGAAACCAGAGGGGAAGCTGCGCTTAGAAGCAGCGAAAGATGTTCTAGATCGAATTGGTCTTGGGAAACAAGACCGTATCAGGTTAGAGGTGGAATCTGTCAAGGGAGTGTTCATTCTCCCTGCTAAGGATTTAAAACCCGATGAATAGAAAATACTCTCCTTTTGGTGGTGGTGGAACAGGTCCATATCTAGGATGGCCTCCTATCAATGGTTGGCCTACTGTTTCATGACTAATATGCGGAAACGGAGTAGTAGCACTATTCCTTTTGGCTGGGCACTCCACCCTAAAAACGAACATGTGCTTGTTGAATATGAGCCTGAGCAAACTGTAATTGAAGACCTCAAGAAGCTTCGTAAGACTCAGAGTCTACGACAGCTTGTTACTTATATTCAGGCACACACAGGGCGAACCATGACCCCCACGGGTGTTAGTAAGTTGCTGAAAAGAGAATATTAATGCCAGACCAACATGGTGAGATAATGAAGACTTTGGGAGAGTTAACTGCTTCCACTACAAGTATCCATGGGGATATAAAAGAAGTTAAAGAAGATGTCAAATTATTCAAACGCGATTTTGACACAAGGCTTAGAGTAACAGAAACTACATTGTCCCGGATCAAGGGCGCAGTAGGTGTCGTGAGTGGTATCTCTGCAGGGTTGTTTACTCTTACATTAAAAAAACTCGGTTTATTTTAAGGAGGGTTTCTATGTCTTTACATGGACCTACTGCTAAAGAAGACCAGCGAGTTGTAATGGTGATCGACTCTGCTGGAACTACACTGACTGCTACTCATGCAGAACTTAATCTTATGGATGGTGTTCTCGCTACTGTTGCTGAGATTAATCGTGCAACTGACACATCTACTCGTGTTGTGACTTTAACTGGTGACACCGCTATTACTGAATTGGCGCATGACAAGAAGCTTATCTTGCTTGGTGAGGTTGGTGGTAATGCCTCTCTCACTGCTACTCTTCCTGCTGCCACTGGTAGTGGAGCGGTATTTAAGTTTATTGTGAGTGTTGTGAATACGTCGAATTATGTTATCGCTGTTGTGGGTAATGACACAATGGACGGTAGTATTACCTCTCTGGCTGACGGTGGCGACACTGTTGTTGGTTGGGAAACAGCTGCTGATTCCGATACAATTACAATGAATGCTACCACAACTGGTGGCGTTTCAATTGGTGACACAGTTACTTTGATTGACATTGCTACTGATCAATGGGCAGTTGAAGGTCGTACTACTTCCAGTGGTACAGAAGCAACACCGTTTAGTGCTGCTGTAAGCTAAGAGTAACTAATGACTGACGAGCAGCCAAAAAAGAAGAAACAACGCAGCTACCATTTTAGCGCAAAACAAAAAGCTGTGATGGCTGCTCGTCGCGCTGCGAAACGTGCGGAGAACACTGCGGCTTCAGCTCAAAAAGAAGCCAAGAAACTAAAAGCAAAAGCCAATGCTATTAAGTCTAAAGCAAAAAAGAAGGCTGAAGCCGCAGCAATTCTCGCACGTAACCTAGAAGGCAAGAACACGGTTAAAGATGGGACTGTTGTAACTGATACAGTTATTAAGCAGTCTCCTCAAGCCTCACAAGCTGCTATTGAATCTGAGATTATTTTCCAGGCTCATCCTGGCCCGCAAACAGAATTCTTATCCTCGTCTGAGCTTGAAGTGCTTTATGGTGGGGCTGCTGGTGGAGGAAAATCTTATGCTATGCTGGCAGACCCCTTAAGAAACGCCCACTTACAAGCCCATAAGGCACTTCTCCTCAGAAAGTCCATGCCAGAACTATTAGAGCTTATTGACAACTCCCGGATTCTTTATCCCAAGGCTTTTCCGGGTGCCAAGTTTCAAGAGCAAAAGCAGAGATGGATGTTTCCTTCGGGAGCTACACTTCAGTTTAGTTTTGTAGACAATGATCATGATGTGTATCGTTTCCAGGGACAGGCTTTCACATGGATTGGGGTAGATGAGTTAGGACACTATGGAACTCCTTTTGTATGGAATTATCTTCGCTCTCGTCTTCGTAGGACTGATCTGAGTATTACGCCTTATATGAGAGCTACAGCCAACCCTGGTGGTTTAGGTGGTTGGTGGATTAAAAAGATGTTTGTTGACCCTGCGGATTGGAATGATGCCTTTTGGGCAACAGATATGGAGACAGGTAAAGTTCTTCGCTATCCTGATGTAGAATCAGTTCCTGCAGAATGGCGTGGACAACCTCTGTTTAAGAGAAGGTTCATACCGGCGAAACTGACGGACAATCCTTCACTGATGCAGTCTCCAGATTATTTGGCTAACCTCGCATCCCTTCCTGAAGTTGAAAGAAGGCGCCTCTTAGAAGGAGATTGGAATGTTTCCGAAGATTCAGCCTTCCCTGAATTCAACACACAAGTTCATGTGGTTAAAAGTTTCCCGATCCCCCATCAGTGGGCGCGCTTTAGAGCTTGTGACTATGGTTACGTTGCTTGGTCGGGAGTGCTTTGGTTTGCTGTAGACTTTGAGGGGAGACTTCATGTTTATAGGGAACTATACGAAAAAGGATTAAATGCGGAGCAGTTAGCAGATCGTATTTTAGCTATGGAAGCTGACGAACCAAGACCTCTTACAGGACCACTTGACAATGAGTGTTGGGCAAATCGAGGACAAGTTGGTCCTTCTATTGCCGAGTTGATGATACAAAACGGGGTAAAGTGGCAGAAAGCTGATAAGGGGCCAGGGAGCAGAATAAATGGTAAGGTCGAAATACATCGTGTCCTTGCCCACAACATGGAATTTGATGGTCCGAGTATGGTTATCCATAACAATTGTCGTAATCTTGTTCGGACAATGCCTATACTACCTCTTGATCCAAACAAACCAGAAGACGTAGATACTAAGTTTGCTGAAGATCATTTGTACGACACTCTCCGTTATGGTGTAACGAGCCGTCACAATCGACGCACAATGCACCCAACAGAAATGTCCTACAGAGCACAAGCAGAAGAGTATCGTCCCGCTGACGGTATATTTGGATATTAAGATATGCCAGCAATCTTAGATAGGTTAGTAAGCCAGTTAATGGCAAAAGGTAAATCTCGACAAGCTGCATATGCAATTGCAACAAAAGCGTTACAAAAGTCTGGCAATTTAAAAACGGGTACGAGAAAAGCAACTCCGAAAGGAAAACGCAGAGGTAAAATGACTCCTGCTGCACGGGCAAAAGATCGTGCGTCAAAGAGATCAGGAAAACCTCGGTCCTCTTACAAATATACTAAGAAGACTAATCGTGCCACACTGAAGAAAAGGAAGAGTTAAATGCCTATGGATTTTGGTTTTGAAAACCGGAAGGCTGGTACATTTAATAAAGACATGTCTGCTCGTCGCACTCGAAGTGGTGCAGAGAAGCAGGGTCTGGAACCCGGTTCCATCACCGTCCTTAAGGTCGATGCTGGTAAGAAGGGTGATATGATGCATACCAAGCTTTCGAAGAAGTACGCGAGTGCGAACTTCACTACTGATGCGGACATGGGTCTGTTGAAGAACCACGGCAAATCTGGTAAATACTAAGCCAACACGAGTAGTTTAAATGACGGATTATCCTGAAACTCCCAATGATGTCGGTCCTTCAAGTGAGGTGACTAAAGAAGCTCCTGGCTTGGCTGGTTACATTGAAGAGAAATTTTTTGAAGCAGAACAAGGTAAGCAGTCTGCTGAGATTAGACATCTGCGGGCTTATCGAGATTATCGTGGTATCTACGATCCTGAAACTCGGTTCCGTACTAGTGAGAAGTCACGAGTATTTATCAAGATTGCGAAAACAAAAACGCTGGCTGCTTATGGTCAGCTTATTGAAGTTATTTTCTCTGGTAGCAAGTTCCCGATTGGTATTCAGGCAACTGATGAACCGATGGGTATTGCTGATAAAGCCCATTTACCTGATCCTGCTAAAGAGAATCAGCCCCAAGATGAAGATTTAATTCCCCCTGATCTTGATGTTGGGTATGCGGGTGATGGTGATGAGAATGCTGGTGGAAGACTTAGTAGAGTATTGGGTGGACTCCAATCCAAATTTGGGAAGCTTGACTTCCTTCCTGGGAAGGGACACTCCCCCAAAGAACCTACAATCTCTCCTGCTGCCATGGTTGCCCAGAACATGGAAAAGAAAATCCATGATCAGTTAACTGGCACAAAGGCTTCAAGAGAGCTACGCTCTGCTTTGTTTGAGTCTGCTTTGTATGGGACAGGGATTGTTAAAGGTCCGTTCTCCTACAAGAAGAACATCCATCGTTGGGATATTGAGTCCTCTGATCCTGATGATGAGAAGGCTATTGGCAGAGCTTACAACCCCATCATCAAGACTGTGCCTCAATTAGCGTGGGTGTCTGTGTGGGACTTCTACCCTGACCCCAATGCTACCACAATTGACGATGCTGAATATGTAATTCAACGTCATAAGCTCACTAAATCACAGATGCGTGACCTTGTTAATCGCCCCTACTTCAACGAGGACGAGTTAAGAACCGCTATTGCGCGTGGACCTAATTATGAAAAACGTGGATTTGAAGACAGCCTTCGAGAATCGACTAATCAAACATTCCAAACTAATCGTTATGAGTGCTTCGAGTTTTGGGGTGTTATTGATACTGAGTTCCTTATTAATATTGGTGCTGACTACGAATACGGGTTAGGTGATCTCACAGCTCTTGATGAGATGCAAGTCAATGTT